CCCGGTCTTTGCTGTGGCCGCCGATGCTTTTGCTGCCATTTCTGCGTGCATTTTCTGCACCGCATCAGCCGCTTTGGCCGCTGCCTCCGACACATCCCAGCATCCCTTCTTAAAGGATGCCAGCACTGTCTCCACAGCAGCACCGTTCATGCCCGCGCCTTGCAATAAGCTACGTAAAGCATCAGTCGCCGCTTGAATATCAGTAGGGTTCAGCAGCGGGGTTAAATCTCGGAACTCAACGCTCTTACCACCATTCAATTTGGCATACGTGTTAATTAGTTCTTTAAGAGAAACAACACTATCTTTAATCTGCTTATTGTATGCCTGAATTTGGTTAGAGGTATTCTCAGTACCAGCTTTAACTATTTTATTCCGCGCCGTATTGATTTCTTGCAGAGAGAGCTTAATCGCTTGCAACGCATTGGCGGTTGCGTTAATTTGTTTGGTAGTTGTACCTGACGCAGCACCACTAAGGTCGAAATTACTAAATTTGACCTTGATTGCATTTTTGTCGAAATAATCTTGTACCTGTTTGCGTAACTCAGAAATAGTAGCCCCACTCGGCACTAATTGAGTAAATACTTGAAAGTCGTAATTGCTCATTCTTGCTCACCCCCTCGTTCACGCACTCCGTAAGCGGGGTTAATTTGTACAGTGCATCCCGGCACAGCCTTCTCCATCAAGTCGGCCACCTTTTGCACAAAATGCGATCCTGCACGAGCCGAAACGGCGCGAACACGCATACCACGCCACTCTCCATACGGCGCGTTCGCATCGTCATACTCCCATCCATTATTGAACAAATATAGCAAATCAGCCTGACCGCTTGAATAATACGGATTTTTAGGGTCTGGTAAAAAGCTGTCACGCATAGCGGTATCGTGGTCATAATCAACTGTAAACGTAGCAGTAGCGCCGTCTATCTTAACTGCACTTGCCTCCGCTGTAATACTACCAGTTGTCGGTATAGCATTATTAGCTGCCAATTCTGCCATATTCACAAAACGCTCTGCTGCCCGTTGTAGGACCTGCGGTGCAACACCACGGCCCATCAGCTTCTTAGGATTCTTCTTGAGGTATTCCGCCAACCTCTCCTCTAACGGTTTCATTGTCACCACCGTTCCTATCTCTAAATTCCAGTATCTTCGGTACTAACTTATCTTCTTGGTTTAATTCTTTGAGGTCTTGCACAGCTTGCAGCACAGACTCCACATTGACACCACTAATCTGCTTATCCATCCACTGATTTGCTTTGTCTAAAAGGGTCTCCATCAGCAAATCCACAGCATTCTTATGTTGTATATCCAGTAAATGTTTAATCTGCTCCTCAGCCGCATCAAACAGACTGCGTATAGAATCCCGCACATCTTCACTGCACGCTTGCCACAACTTGTTGTAAAAATCCGTATACATCAGCCAATTCCAATGCCGGAGAATATGGTCTCTGTCTATCTTGATGTTAGTTACAATGGCATTAACCACCGATAAACGTTGAGCAAAAGTGCGCAATTCAGGATAATATCTATCTGCTCCTACAACTATGGCAGTGATTTCATCCCCCATGCGCATACACTGTTCAGGCGAAAACACAGGATTAACCTCAATTGTCTCGCCTTCATACTCGAAAGTAAAAGGTTGCAGCACTTTCGCCGCAACCCATTCATCTTGCTTCTTAAAGTTAATATTTTTTGACATTTTTAATCCTTTCATTCTTGTCCATGCCAGGTATTATAGCTTTTCGGTCAGTTCTGCAATACGAGAACGCCAAATATTTGGCAGGTCTACATATCCAAATAGCGGGTCGCCCTTAAATGCTTGAATGCACCGCCTCATGCCGTTGTTGCCCCCGGTAAACAGATGGCTGTCAGTTTGCGAAATAAAGTCGCCATCCACAAACACCTTTGCGCCAGACGATACACGACTGAGTATGATTTTAGCCATATCAACCGTGACATTCTCAAACTCGGTCAAGAATAATATTTCATTATCCTTAATCTCACTACCACGGCACGCCGCCAAATCCAGCAACCGAATCTTGCCCTGCTGAATCAGCATTTCCACCTGCATCCGATCACCAAACTTAGAGGTCAAGATATTGCCTAATGCACCCGATAACAGCTTATCATTGACAGTACCAGGCAAATAACCTAATGCCTGCACGCCACGCACCGCCACAGGATTACTCGCTATAACCACACGGTCATATTTGTAAGTGTCTACAAGGTGCATAGCGGCAGTCAGAGCCAACAAAGTCTTACCAGAACCCGTCTTACCAGATATAAAAGTGACAGTATTGTTCATCAGACTGTCAATGGCGCACCGCTGGAACTCATCTTTGGGTTTAATCTTATCTCCCATAGATACCGAACGCAGTTGTTTATTGTACACCGGCACAAATTCTTCGCCCGTCCAACGGAAACACTCACGCACTTCCATGTCTATATCCGCATAACAGATCAAATATTCATTTGTCAAACATCCAAAGCGATTATCATCCAGTTGGTTCAAGAACGTCGCATATTCCGATTCAGCCATCACAACTTGTTTATAACCTGTGTAAACCTCATCATCCTCAACGCGCTCAAAGCTCTGCATATTCAACCCAAACACCTGTGTGCCTATTAAGCGCATACACAAGTCTTGGCTATATATAATCTCACATGATGTTAAACACGCACTGGCTAATATCAGATTGTCGTTAGACAGCGGCATAAAGTGTTTGTCCACTTCGGCCCGCACAGCCGTATCATCCACAACAACCGTATATTCTTCTTTACGTTCGTCAAGTAGCCGCACCAATTTACGTGCCTGATATTTCAGTTCGCCAGACTTGCTTTCACTGGTTTTGATATGTTCCAGTTCTGCCGCCGTCACACTGGATATGAAGAAATGTTCATTAAACGCCTGCTCCTGAGCTATGAGCAAAGCAGAAGTGTCATAAAAAGCGCCCATACTACATTACCTTAGACAAATCATCCAGTATTTCGTCTACGACACCTTTTTCAATCTGCTCTGCGGCATTTAAATACCAGTCTTTTGCTTTTTTCTTAGAAAATTCTTTCTTATCAATGCGAGTGCGGTTCAGCACAAATTCCTGCATAACCTCTACACTCTTTTTATAGGTGTTCATATACGCCTCAGTCTGCTCATACGTGCCGGACAAACCTGATAAACTACCCGTATGTATAAGCGCCTGTGAACGAGGCAGACAATACCTCTTATGCCCTGCCAGCAGAATCAACAGACCAGCCGACATAGCAATACCGGCATTGATGGTTATAATGGGCGTTTGACTGATCGCACAAATATCCAAGAAGCTGAAAGTGCTATCCAAGTCTCCACCATAAGAAAATACCCAAATCACAATCGGTTTACGTTGCTCAACAGGCACGCCATTGTCCTGTCGATTGATGGCTATAATATTCCGCGCCAACTCCAACAAGGTCTCGTCTATGTCGTAATCTATCCAGAAACACCGATGATTGATAGCATTGTCATAATACGTTACCAACGCAGGGTCGGGGAACTGCAAATTTTCCAGAGGGGAGGGGAGTGCTACTTTGACTTCGTTATCTGCCATAAATGAAGGAAAACTCCTTTACTTTGTATTTACGAGTTGGGAATACATTGCCACACCAATACAAATGGCTTCACATTCATCCTCAGTAGCGACAATGCCAAACCGTTCTCGCACATAATTGACACTTTGTTCTTTTAATTGTTCTCGTTTGACCTTTGGCCCTTGCATATAACCCAGCACACAGCGCCATTCCACCGGCATAGGACTTACTATTGGTATACAATGGCAATATGCCCAGCCAATAAGCATACCGCGTAAACCACTCAATATGATCATGGTCTTATCATTGGCCTGTTTTTGTACGCCCTCCACAGCAATGTAATCAGGTTTATATTGCTCAAATAGGGTTACAATAGACAAAAACATTTCTTTAGTGCGATGGTCTGGGTCTTTATCCTTAGAGAGATCAATCGCCTCATAATGTACTGGTACACCATCATCCAACACAGCAATGCCAGACACATTAGAAGCCTGATCGGTAGCTATCAATCGCATGAAGCACCACCTGCTATATGCGGCACAGATAGCTCATGGTTTTTCCATTTACGGAAAAGCTCTTTAGTGTCAGCCTTACGGAACACATAAATAAGTTTGTTATCATACCCCAGAAATACATCATATAAATGCAAAGCAGGGTCATTTACCAGATACGCTACAACCTGATTCCTGTTGACCAAGAACACCATGTCAGCGTCATCGTATGGTATGCCGCCACAGGCAGGCATCGTCAGCATTTGTTTCATCCTTTCTTTCATACGAGTAAAAAATAGGGAAGCACAGTGAATGTACCTCCCTAAAGAAAACATACATTCATCGTGCCGCACCGTTGCCCTCTTTCCATTACCATGTCGCATATACAGTGATAATCGAAAAAGAGCAACGGCGGTCAATCCGTTGCTCAAACATTTTAACGCCTATGCTTTTTATTCTTATAGAACATCGCCTGCGGCGTTACTTCATCATTTGTTGATTTTAATAGCGGTGCAACACACTTGTCTAACCCAATAGTGGCAGAAGCAGTAGCAGGGTCTACGCCAATAGCCTCGAACATCTGCTTCGCTTCGTCTACCGTTATGTTGCCAGCGTGCAAGTCCAATGCAACAATCTTAGCTTGATAGTGAGCTTCGCAACAAGCGGAAGCACGCCACGAGCCGAACTTCACGCAATCAGGACAAGCATCATAAGCTGCGCCGCACCACTGACATTCCAGCTTCGGCATTACGCTACATCGGGGATAATGAAGGTAAGCAGATTCTTCTCATCCGCGCAATAAGCAGGCATAGCCTTAATAGTAAAGGGATGCTTGCCATCAGTGGTCAGAGAAACATCTACGTTACCATCTATCTGCGCATTATCGCAAACAGCGTAACCATAATAGAGAGTTTCCTTGTTACAAATATCGCGGAACAGACACTCTATCATAAGACGACCAGACTTAGCGGAAATCTCAGCATTATCAACAACGCGAGACGCCTTAGCGGTTTCATTGGCTTCATACTCGTATGCGATAAGGAAAGTATCACCAGCCGCTACATTGGTAGGGGGAGTAAAAGTGGTCTTGTTGCCGGTCGTAGCCATGCCGAATTTATCCTCAGCGGCAGTAGCGGCATACTCATACTTCTTAGCAATAGAACCGTCCTTATTCAGCTTATACACGAACTTTTGAATACCAGTGCCGAGACTGCCGGTGGGAACCTCATGCTTCAGATCAAAGGTGGCCTTGTCAGCCTGATAGGTGTAAGTCTCAAAGCAAGGAGTGGCGAACTTAACAGTGGCAGAAGAATCCTCAACACCACTACCCCACTGAGCGCCGAGCAGAGCCATATCAAAGAAGGACGCATTGCCAGCAATCTCCATGTTCTTGGCCTTCTCGATGGTCATAATAACATTCTGCATGGCGTCCAGAACCTCATTGTTCTCAACAGTCGCATTCATGCTGACATCTTCAATCTGGGTCAGATTAACTATGGCAGCATTATCAGCACCGTCAAAAAAGAGAAGACGACGGATTTTATCAATAACGAAACTTGACTTGTTCATTATATTCTCCTTTATTTACGATTTAGGGAACTCGCTCCACCAATTCAGATACTTCTTGTCTATCTTAGAACCATCCATGAACGGATTATTATATAGACCCGACAGCAACGATTGAGCAGAATTGATAAGCTGGATACGTTGCACAGCATCATAAAACTGGTAAATAGTGAGTTGTTGAACTGTATGGTGGTCGTACTTAAATCCGGCACTGTTGACCATAGCGGATATAAGAGCCACAAACGGAGATTTATATGGCTTACGTGCGGCAACTTCACGGTCTTCACGATCCCACTCAATAAGCATCTTTTTAGTCGTCTCATTGCCGGGTTTTTCACGCTGTTTTTGCATCATGTGAGATGCCGCTACGAACTCGAATATCATGCGATGGATATTCCAGTCGATAATCGTACCATCCTTGCCTTTTAAGCAAAGGTCGCCTGCCGCATTAGAATCCAAATCTAAAGCGGAAAAATCTAAATCTCCAAAAAGAATAGAGGTTTTATCGGGAGTAAAGAAACGACAAAAGGCGGTAAAGACCTCAAACTCTGTCACCTTCGTATAGTCAACGCCCATATCCCACAAGACGGACTTCATATCAGAGGGATAAGCGGTCAATAAAGACACCATTGACAAATATTCTTGCTCACCGTAATCAATAATCTCGCGTAAAGTAGGCTGGCGTATCGTAATATGCTCATTCAGCACATACGGGTCGCCCATAAACATCTTAATCGTATCTAAAGGCATTAAGGGTTTCTCCCAAATTATTGTAATTACCCACACGATACCGCAGAATACGCAACCTATAACCGTCCATCGGCTCTTTGCAAGCCCCCGGAATACGCCTAATTTCACCTATACCCAATGAGAGATTATTGTTCACCAGCCTATCTATGGCCGCCGCAATAGCATCACGCCGCACACCGCCGTCCATTACCATTAGTACAGTCGGCACAAAAATTAGAATATCGACCTCGTACCTTGCTACTGCATTATTGATGATTTTATCGTCATAAACTTCAATACCGATATGACATTCAGCCTGTTCAGTCGAACCGGGCATAAAGTCATACGGGTGTATCTGATTAACAGATTTAGGAGTTTGAATCAAATCAGCGGCAGGCAACGTCTTGCCGGTTGTGTTAGAGATAAGGTCTACGCACTCACGGTCATTAACAATAAGATTGATAATCTTCTTCTTAATATCGGTATACTCAGAGAGGTTAGGCATTAAATCCATCCACCTCCCGGCTTATCAGGATCGGCGTCGGGTGCAATATAATCACATATCATCAAATCCACATTGTCGGCTGAAGAATCAAGGTCTTCAATCAACTTGAGGTCGATGTATCGGCCCTCGCCGAACGCACCATTCACGCTGTCATTAGCAGTGACCTTATAGCAACGCAAATGCTTGGAGCCATCAGGATAATACAATATCTCGGTAGCCAGCCGTTTATCGCGCTGCAAACAACGGGTTTCCTCGTTATAGGGAAGATACGCCTTAAACTGCTGTGCGCCCACGTCGCCGTATTTGCCACCGTGCAACGTAGTAGAGTAAACACCAGAGTCAAATACGCACCATGCGCTATGAATCTTACTGTCATTAAGCTGGAACTGCAAATTCAGATTGCATTGCTTAATAAAACCCTTCAGCGTCACATCATCTGTGTTGCTCAGTTTCGTACACAACCACTCATAGCCGTTGAGCGTCACCATATCGCCTATCTTAATATCGGCATCATACGGAGCATTAAACCACTTTTCCTCCGGCGCATCAGACGCCTTAACCAGCATACCAATCTGAACGCCGCGCACAGTGGCAATCATCCACGCAGGGTTTAGCGGAGCATCGAGCAAAAAGTCTGCTCTTGCTTCAGCTACCGCCGCATCTCGGTCTGTATGATGTTCACCATAATATCTTCTATGTAAATCCCAATTAGTACCGGACATCACTATCACCGCCATATCTGACTTTAATATTGTCCAGCAAATGCAGCATCTTAAAGGTCTCACGCCTGATAAGAGCCACATCATCCTCGCAATCAATACCGTTCACTGTATTAAGGATTGAAATATAATCAGCGTCATCACACAAGCAAGGAAAGGTGTAGCCTGCGCCCTCCAACTCCAAAGACAGTGTACAAAGATAGCATTCTAAGTACGTTTCTTCACCGGCAAGCTGTTGCTCCCGCATCGGTAATATTTTGTACAAACGTCCCGTCAACGCTTTCAGAAATACATCAATAGACATACACACCTCCTATATGTGTAAAGAGGAGATGTCACCATTGTCATAGGTGTAGTCCATCATGCGATTACGGAATTTACGACTCAGAGAGTTCATAATGTCGTGCATAGACGCAAGCAAGTTGCCTCGACTATGATAGGTATAATCCTTAGACGACATTCTATCACGCAAATTATCTTGATAACGAACACGGTGTTCAGTCCAGCCCACAGCCATACCCAAGGCGAGTATGTCCACCTCAATATCTGTAAGGTCGTCCTTAAACTCGCCGTATTCCTCATCACGGTCAAGCAAATTATGCTTGCAGTAAGGAGCAAAATTCGCTACTGCCTGCATCATATAGCCGTGCAACACAGCCTCGGCTTCTGCTTCAATCAAACAGAAAAGGTCGGTGTCACGGAAATAGAATAAGGCAGCATTATACACAGTTGAGTATGATGTTGCCATGACTTGTCACCTACATCTCAAAATTGACACCAAGAGTCTTTTCCAGCGCACGAATAGCCTTAATAGAATCCAACTTGCCTTCGTTAATTAGCTCTTGCGCCCTGCGAGCAAGTTGCACTTTCTGCGTCACAGGCAGCTTAGAAGTTACGGCACTAATTTCGGCAGTAGATTTGTTGAGTAGAGAATCAAAGTTATCAATGCTGACCTCAGCTTGATAAAACTTGCCTGCGTCAAGAAAATCCAGTACCTCTTGTTTGTGTACATATTCGCTGTCAATCTCCCACCATCCATCTATAAAGAAGGACGGTTGAGTATTGCGGGCGTTTTCTAACACCTCTAACGCAATTTCATGGCGCTGACCGAACTCCGTCCACACCCACTTACGATGCGTGAGGGAGTCTACATATATTAACGTGCCATATATAGCACTACGCACAGGAACACGCTCAGTCAAATGGTCGCTGGCACGCCACACCTGCTGGGCAAGACGCTCAACTACGGTTGAACTTGTATGCTCGACTTGTGCCGTACTTGTATCCTGCACCGAAACAGCCGGGTCAGACTTCGGTTTGGTCTGCTTGGGCGCTTTCGGGGTCGCGCTCTTGCTGGCGCTCTTGGTTGTGCTGGCCTTATTAGCCATTAACAATCTCTCCTTTCATTCCAAAAAGGGGCTACCCCACAAAGGAGTAGCCCGCATTATTGCTTTATTAAGACAGGGTGTTACGACCTATGACGCCATCAGCGGCGACATAGCCCACGCCATACTTCTGACCATATACATAGTCTTGAGTAAGGTCCTGATTATCAAAGAAAGAACCAAGGTTGATAAGGGGGTTGCCCTCAATAACGAGCTTCACAGGTTTAACAGGGCCAGCCAGAACGGTCAGTACCTTGTCATTGAACAGGAAGTCGTCAGTACCGATCTTATGCCTCTGGGGAACCTTGATAGCATTAGTACCACGGAACTTGCCGTAGTAACCTATGTTATACATATCCTCCTTAGCGGAATCAGCAACAACGCCAGAGGTCATCTTAGACAGACCAAGCATAGTGCCATAAATGGCGGCAGTCTGACCAGACTTAGCCTCAACGTGCTGAATCAGCTTGAGCATAGCTTCCTCGTCCCAAGAGCCGGTGATGTCGTAAACAGCGCCACCGATCTGCTCCTGAGTAAGACCCTGCCAAATAACAGCTATCTGCTGCCAGATGTCCTCTTGGAAGGAGGTGCCAACATCAGAGATAATCTCAGACATATTAGCAATATTAGCCAGCAGGCGCTCCATCTCCTCATATACCTTAACAGCGTGCCAACGAGTAGGAATGGTCACTTCCTCAGTACCAGTTATGCGCTGACGACGGAGAGCCTGATTACCACCAGAAACCTCAGATACGGTGTACCAGTTAGCATCCTTAATGCGGAATATGGGCTTATCACCAGCATTGACTACACGAGTCTCGACCAGCTTGCTCAGGAAGGGGTCGCCCTTTACGCCCTCAACAACAGTCTTCTTGATGATGGTCTCAATAAGGGCGAACAGAGCAGAGCACTTACCGTCACGCAGGTCACGAGGATCGAGATAGGTCTTGCCATTGTTGGCATCTACCAGAGCATCGTAAACCAGCTTATTGCCGTCCTCAGTGGAATAACCCTGAAGGGAACGACCATTGGTGATGTCGGCAGCAACCTGAGCGACATCGTTAATTTTGGTTATATCGAAAGCCATTATGTTATCCTCCTATCGTTTGATTAGCAAGTTTCGATGGCGTAATAGGTCTTACCCTTCTTGGTGAACACCGCTATAATCTCGCCAATCTTAGTGGAACCCTGAGTATTGGTAGCCGCAGCAAGCAGCTTAGTACCGTCCTGAAGCTCGACAACAGCGCCTACTATACGAGCGGCATCGCCATCCAGAACCTCACCGGTCACAGCAAAAATCTGATGGGGCTTCTCAAGCAGATAGCCACGAGAAACCGCATTGGCCTCGTTCTCAAAGTTGCCAAGGTCGTTCTGAAGACGCTCATCATAAATAACTTCGGTGGAAGCTATCAGCGCGATAGCAGCCTTAGCAGAAGTCTTCGTAGGGGCGGTAGCCTTGCGGACCTCACGAGAGTTGGTCTCAAATGCGCCCACCACTACTACACTACCGTTGTCTATGGCAGTGGGAGTGTTGCCCACCATGTAGCGGACAGACACCAGATCAGCACCATTAAAAGTGCCAGACAGCCTTTCAGTTATGCAAATGCCGTGCATTATGTTTTCCTCCTGATTTAGTTTTTCTTAGTAATGCCATAAGCCTCGAAAACACCGTTATAAGGAGTGTTCTTCGGCTCGTCTACGATATGTTTAACAGAAATTTTAGGAGCAGCTTCCTCATCGTCCTGCGCCGCAGGCACATGGGCCATGCCACGTATGACATAGCACTCACGCTTCAGTTCCTCTATGGAGAACTTGGTATTATCCTGTTTTAATGCCATAAACTGCTCGTTCTCAGCCAGATCGGGGAACTCGGCAAACACCTGCTCGGTCTCGATGCCACGTTTATAAGCACGCAACTCCTCAACCTCGGTGAATACATTGCGAGACTCCTCCAACTTGGCGGCCTCCTCCACAGTCAGCCACTTAATTATCATCCGCTCAAAATCAGAAGTCAGTTCAGCGGACTGCGTAGCCTCATCAAACTTATAGGCGAAACGTCCATTGGTGCGCTCATGCTTGTCTATCGTCCAGAAATGCTTTTCGACATACGCATACTGGTCATCGAAGTCAAGCAAATAGCAATACATTTCGGAGGTCTCATCACAGTGGCAAGGCAGAATTTGTCGTAAACTCTCACGCCTCTGCTCATAAGACGCAGAGAACGTAGCGGTCTCAGCCATTTTTTCAGTGGGAGTTACCTCACCCATATCCTTAGCCTGAGTCATATCCTTAGCCGGAGTCTCAATAGTCTCCATTTCTTCTGCCGGTATTTCCTGCTTTTCTCTTTCCTCAACAGGAGCAGTATTCTTAGTCTTGGGCAACTCAGTGTCACCTTCCTTTCGGGGTTTATTAAAAAGCTCCTCGCTTAACGCAAAGAGCAATTTCGCCAGTTTGTCATCATTCGCCTCAACGGAGAACTTTGTAGTAGCTTCTGCACCTTCCATAGCGGGAGTTTTATTTGCGCCCAGCAAAGTCACCCCTGCGAACTGGAAAGCTGTTATATAGAACAAATTATCTTGTTCACTATACTCGTAAGCATCTATGGCAATTTCCATAGACACATCTGCTGTTCCACGCTGTTCAATAATATCTGCAACCAGATTGCTGTATCCGCGCCACACATAAGCGTTGGCATACAAATAATGGCGATCCCCTTCCTCGACAATAACCGATTCCAGATTATCAGCGGGGAATACACCTACCGGCGCTTCCAGATATTCGATACGATATTCGCCCTCATTCATAGGGTCAGGTACTATCTTCATATCGTGACCGGCGAAGTCATAAGTGCCATCTTCCTGCTTAACCACATGAGCTAAGATGGGAGAGTTGGCAAGCGTAGGCAACGCCGCTTTGAGCGTGTCCACATCAATCACACTGCCATTAAGGTTTTGACCAGTATGACAAATCTTCACGCGGAGCTTTATAAACTTGTCAGACACATAGGAATCGTCAACACTATAAGTCGCCCTGCAAGTAAATAGCTTATTATCCATCCATCTCACCCCCTTTCATGGGCGTAATGCCCCCTTAGAAGGGGAGTATATTTGTGAACACGACCTGTTGGCCTGCGAACACCTTAGTTACTTCGGGCTTATTCTCAAAATAGTAAGCCGTACCCATAGGAGAGGGGACAGAGGAAAGCAACTTATAACCGTCTTTTAACAGTTGTTCTTTTGTGTCTTCATCAAACACTAATATAAACTTGTCCATTACTGCACCTACTTCTTCTCACGACTGCGTGCGCCCTCGTCAGTCAAGTCGCCACCCTCAGCTTGCGGCCTGCCACCCTCAGACTTTGAAATGGTGTTACCGCTTTGAAGCGGCACAAACCTATTAGACAGGTCAAGTACCTTAGCCTCGATATGGTTCAGCCCAAGCGCATATAACGGCTCCAACCCCATCGTTGCCAGTAATGGCGTAACAGGTAGGCCATACTGAATACCGCTACTCAACGACTTCTGATATGCTTCACGGGTGTAACGACCGCAGGGTAAAAACACTATACGAAAACTCTTTGCAAACGCCTGTTTTTGTAAAATACGGTTAATAGCTACGCTGATCTGTTGCACCAAGCTCCACGTCATCGACTCGTCTGCCATGCCGCTGATTTCCAGCGCACGAGAAGATGTAGACGAGCCAGAAAAGATAAGACTGCTAACGCCAGCCGATGCCCAAATAGAGTCTTGGCACTCTGCCACCTTATCGCTCTCGGCAGTACCGCTACGCTCAAAGTCGATGGGGGTAATCTTCATAGGACTCAATGTTGCGCCTATTTGCGGCGGTAACACAGATTCCAGATTATAGAAAAAGTCTTTAGCCTTCTCAAAATCCAGATTCCATTCGCCCTGACTGTTCAGACCAAGCTCCATCACCAACAGCTTATAATTTTGCAACTCTTGAGCCGTCAGTTTTAGGTCGCGGTAATCTTCCAGCGAATATATCTCCCGCAAAATACCGCCCAACGGAGGCAGGCAATACAACAAATCCTGATGATATTTGATAGCGAACGAATAAGGAGCATCCAGCTCTATCCAACGCTGGGTAGTGTCTTTTTGATACTGTTGATATTTGGTCTGGAACTCGGCAGGGTAGAACTCCAACTCGTCACTGTATTGGTCGAAGTACGAAAAGTTGAATGCGATATTCAAACAGTTCTGACTTTGTGACACTATTTTGCAATACTGTGGATTAAGAATCTGGAACGACATTCCCGTTTTAGTAATCCATGTCGTGCAATAACAAGCGTCCTCACGGAAACATACAGTCAGTATTTTTTGGCACTGCGTCTTTAGGTCGGACCCAGCCAAAAACACAGCAGTCTTCTGGTACTTTTCTAAAGTCTCCTGCTCATCGTCAGACTCATCGAAAGATGTTTGACTAATAACATAAGCACAATCCACCAATTCGCTAAAATACCGAATAAGGCGCACAAAATGCGAGCTGAGGTTATACAACATGACAACCGCATTACGCAGTTGCTCCTCATTCGCTTCAGGGTTTTGTAGATAGGTTGCTATTTGATCTTTAGTGTACTTAGAGAAAACAGTAGAACGTGTGCTATTATTAAGGTCCTTATATATAATCTTGGCGACTTGAGCAAACCATGATTGCTGTCGCTCGGTTCTTAACCCTGCCACATCGAAGGTTTTACTCGCTTCAGCGGCAAGAGATATGGGGGGCGTAGCAGCCTCTACGTGTTCAAGCGTTGCCGCCTTCTCTTTATCGGCCACCTCAACACCTCCTTATTTGATTTTAGGCGCACGAAAAACAAAGAAGTCGATAGGCATTGACTTCTTCACGGTGAGCGCCGATGCAAATTCACTAATATAATAGAGAACATAGACTAATGCAGAAAATCTATCCTTATCAAGCTGACGCACCACTTTTTCAACTGACAGTGCGCCACTCGCCTGATATTTGAGCTTGAGATTAGCGACCTCATCAAACAATAGGTCAGTTTGCACATACGGTGTAATGTCAAAGTCGTTGTTAGCCTGCCACTCATTGTAGAGTTCGGCTTCCTCACGCTTACATAGCAACCGCAATGTTCCACTGTCTACCATATTGATAAAGTCTGTAATAATACGAGATTGCACACCTTGAGCTTTAATATCGTATAAACACTTAGGAGCATTGCGCCCTTCTGATTGATTGGTGGTATTAACAGTATCCCACGCCTCGTATGTCTCTTGCGTGATGGGGTCTACATTATTTTCCAGCAATTTATCTATCAGACCAGAACCCAGACCGTTACCATCGCAAATCACCATCTTGGGATGGTATTTTGTCGCTGTGCGCTTAATAACTGCCGCTTGCGCGGAAAAGTTCAATATGTTCGGCACGCTCATTACATTAACAATGTCAACGTGTTTGACACGGTTAGTGCCGTGGTCTCGGTCAACCTTAGCCACCACAATAGAAGACTGGTTGTTATTAGTCTTTTGTGAACGCGCCACGTCAACGCCCATATAATATTCGTCAGTGCTGCTCTCGGCCTGCATAATAGCCTTATCAAGTTTGCGGCACGCCATAAAATGATTGATGTCAATAAGGGCGTTGTCCGAGCTGCCCGTCCATGTGCCGCCATAGTTTTGCGCAAAAGCCGTTGGCGACATATTGCGCCGCTTTTCAAGTATTTGTGTTTTAGACGAACCGCGACCAAACCAACAGGGAAGCATCCAGTCCGCACCAATGACCATCGACCCTTTTAGGTCAATCATGTCACGGCACATAGTAACTGAGTACCGCCATTCATCTGACGAACGCCAACCGGGAGTAGAGAGAAAGTTAATCTGCTGGTTCAGTTCACATGGATCAACAATACCCAATTTGCCCATCGTATAACGAGGAGCTTCAACAATGGGTTCAATAGCGTCTTGAAAGGTAAAATTATCTACTAACACCGCTTCTTCAACATTGATACGCTTGCGTCGTTGCCCCTTGGACGTTTGAGAATTAGCCAAGGCATCTATACGAGAATCGTTCTTAAAGACAATAACCGATTCGTTGCGTGTAAAAGTTGTTTTAGCAATCTCATTAGACAATAAAGGATAGGCGCGTGTTAGTTCAGAATATTTGTCCTTCATAATTTTGCAGGCATTTTCTTTCGTCTGTGCAGTAACAGCGAGAGTAATGCCGGGATACCAAATAGCAAGGACATATTGCACAGCCTGTGCGCTAAAACTCTTAGCTGCGCCTCTCGGCAAACAGCCGTATGTGCTAAAAAACCTTGCCAATGAACGCATTAGCACACGTTCATCCATGTCGAGTTTAAAGCCGTTATTAGGGCCTTTGCATAGGTCGAGAAACTTGTCGGGATACCAACGGCAATAACTGGCAAAATTCACATAATTCTCTAAAGAGTCACCGAATTTAGACTGAATTTGCGAATAATCAATCGCCACCCAGCACCACCTCACTCGACTCGTTATCTGCCATTGAATCTTTTGGCACAATAATAAATCGCTCTATTTGCGGACGATTGACCTCAGTAGGGTCATCGGCAAAAATGCCTGTCGGATCGCCATACTGTTCGATATATGCCCTTTTTCGTTCATCATAAAAGTGGTATACATCCTCATAAGAACACTCTGGCTTATCTTCAAGCCGACGCAGATAGTTCACAAAGCACCAAATCAAAAAATCAGTAGCGTCATTCGGTTTATAGCGGAACTGTGGCATAATTGGTATGACATCAACTGCCTGCTCGATAGCCTGAGCCAATTCCGAAAAACTGTTAATGCCGCCCTCAAGGTCAGCCTTGCTCATCTGTTTAGGGTTAATCTTAGCCCTATCTGCGGCATCCGCAGCCATCTTAGACCACTTTTGCGCCTCGGTGATATTGCCCTTAGCAACAGCGATTTCCTCTTGTACCTTAAAGCGCACGTAAGTAACCAGTGCTTCGGTGTGGAAGCTGGTGAAATCAACGTAAGACTCTTTCAGTTGGTTGTACTTCGCCAACATACGCCGGTATTCGTCATAAGTATAACCATCACCGAACAGATGAATGATGTCGTCAGTAATGGTAACAGGCTCGTCCTTATCCTGTGCAAACATCGGCTTATCTGGGTCTGTAACCGGCACAAACCCCGCCTCAACAGGGCGCGTGAGCTGCAATGGCTCATCATTATTGTTCTTGGCGGCAAGAAAGTCCTGCGACTCCTGCCATGTCATTGTCTCACCCTTGGCGTTACGATACTGCTTGAGAACCTTAATGTTTCGCAAGTAGTTGCTAATTATTTGTTTGCGGCTCTCATTCTCCACAGTCTTACCCTGACAACCTTTGTTATACTGTGCAATCGAGCTGTTCAAGACTTCGGGGAACCACGGAGCATCAATCTTTTGCAACAGGTCAGCGAACGGCTGTACCTGAATTTTGCTATAATCGTCACCCAGCAGGGCTTTTGCCATACAGTTTTTACACACCGGCATACGACCATCTGCGTGGATGGGGTTAGTGGTTAAATAAAAATCCTCAATGGGGTGAAGTTGCTCACCCGCAGGACATAAGCCACACCGCTTAACATCATTAGATGATACCTTAACCTTAGACGATGCGGACTTTTTTGTTTTTTTCTTGCCAGCGATCTAGCCTCATTCCTTTCCTTCAAATTTGACTTAACCGAAGATACCTATATTAACCGTTAATGCCACTTCGGGCTTACTCTCACACGTAAAGGTCAAACTATTCGCCGCCTGCGCAGTAGCACGCACCTGTGCATCGCAATACGCTAAGAAGGACGCAGGATCAGGCGCAATAAAGACCATGTTAGAAGTAGTCACCCCATTGACAGAAACAGTCTGCGTATTACTGCTTGACCAATTTGCCACAGTCAATGTAACAGTCACACTTTTTTGCTTGTTGTCTACATACTGCTTAGTGGCCGCATGGAGATTGGCGCTGGGTTCACCAGAAAGCGTCAACGCGCCCGTCATAGTGTCACCAGTCTTATTAAGTTTGTTCTTATCACCATCATCCACATATTTCTTAGTAGCAGCGTGTAAATCGGCAGTAGGCGCACCGGCCAGAGTTAGAGGACCAGTAAGCGTGCCTCCGCTTGCAGAGAATGAGGTTTCGTCTTTGACATTATAAGTAATACCATTAACAGTAATTGTTTTTATATCAGCCATAAACTCACCTCGCTATCCTACAATTAAATTAGTGCCGCTCACGGTAGCACCCGCATAAAAGATGAGCTGCGTATCAATTACCTCGCACTTCACAGCACCGTCCAGCAAGGTATATACAGCCTTTGCGGACGGATACTGTATATCGGTGCTATCAGAAGTAATAGAGGTCACTTTATTAACAGCGACCTCCTTAGCATCAAGTTGTGGTTTTAAGAGTTGAAGCAGCTCGGTAACGGCATTATTGCCAAAATAATTAACCATGTTGCCCCCTTAATCAATTTTTATGCAGTGAAAACACTGTCCCAGATAGCCTGCACTTCAGGATTAGTATACTCAATAAATTCAGCGGTCGGAGTGTATGCAGACAGATCAACAACACCGGCAAGCACATCCCACTCAGTACCAGTCCATGCTACATTATCGCCAGCCTTGATATTATTAGCCTTGTCAGCAGTAGTAATGTTCCAAACATCACCAACCTTGTTAGAAGCGGCAGCAGGTAAATCGGAATACTTCGCCTTGGTTCCTTTATAATGGAAAGAACTGGCTACAAGACCATCGACCTCATCCTTAGTATAGGCATTACCGATACCATAGCCCGCAAGAGTGGTGGCGGGAGATTGCTTGCTGTTAGCCAGAGCATAAGCGGACTTAACGGCTTTTGCGGTAGCAGCTACCACTTCACTGTCAGAATCAGTGGCACTGGAAAGTTGTACTACACCCTTCTGAGTAGTCGAAGCGTCCTTAACGGAGATAGTGCCATCAGTAGTGACATCAACATTACTGCCAATCTTGACACCGCCCAGCTTAGACGCGGAAGCAGCGGACAGGTCATAATTACTTAGCCCATCCAGCTTCGCCTTATCTGCGCCGGACATTAGGCCAGCAGCATCAGCAGTAGCGGTTTTATAGTCGCCAGTTATGACGACCTTCTTGCCGGTAGCGTCAGCGGTTACAGACATATTCGCGCCAGCTTCAACAGTCAGCGTATCACTTTTCTCGCCAGCGGCCAGCGTAGTAGTACCTACCTTGACCTTGGCGTAAGCATTCTGGTTTACTTCAGCACCAGCCGCGATATTGCCCAGCTTAGTCTTTTCGGCAGTAGTGTAGTCCTCAGTCGAAAGCTGCTTACCATCAACCTTATCTACCTTCTGGCCAAGTTCCGTAGTAACAGTATCAGCTACGGCAAAATAGGCAGGGGCATGACCACCGAGCTTGGCAGCGTCGTCTACCACGCCATCATCGTCGGTATCATAGGTGGCTTTCATCATATCGCCGCCACCAAGTTCACCTATATCACCAGTAATCTTATCAATAGCAGACTTCAGGGCCTTACCCTGAGCCGCCGACAGAGCCTTGTCAGTGTCAGTAGAAGTCAGATTATCAACGGTATCTATACTAATCTTGCCACTGGTATCAGACTTCAGACCAGAACCGACCATAACGCCACCCAGCTCAGTGCCGGTGGCTTTGGGCAGTTCGTATTTATTAGCCTCTGCCGCTATATTAGCCAGCTTGGTCTTTTCGTCAGCAGTAAAGTTTGCTTCCGACAGACCCTTACCAGTCTCCTTGTCAACCTTCGTATCAAACTTACCCTTCAACAGAGTAAGCAAATACGTCATTACATTTTCGCCATTATATTTAATCGCCATATCTTACCCCTTAATTACCAAATATAGTATTCCAGATAGTCAAAACCTCTGGATTGGTAAGCTCGGTTAAATCTCTTTCTTCGAGCTTAACACTATCTGCCGCATCGACATACTCTTTAGTGGTTATGTCTTTCGGGTCATCAACCGGTGCGTAACATTTCATCCATCATCACGCTCCCACATAGGTTATGCGGGCAGTCAGTGCATTAACAGGAGTCTCGGCACAAGTCACAGTTACCTTGTTATCAGCATCAATGGTGACATCTGCCAGTACAGACTCCTTAGTTGTCGCATCTACCAGAGATACATTCAGCACAGCACCCTCAGCAGTATAAGTAGCAGTAGCAGCGGTAACAGACAGGTCGTAATATTTGATGCTATTCGGCTTATTCGATAGGTCATTATAATCGCCGCTAAAGGCGACATCCTTCAGGTCAGCCAGATACTTAATAACCTTACCAATAATAATAGCCAGAGATTCACCAGTAGCAGGCAATGCACGAGCTTCCGCAGCGGTAAACGCCACAGTAGTCGTACTGGCGTCACCAGTCTTAGTGAGATAATTGGTTAAGTCAATGGCAGTGTCGCCCAATATCTCCCACTTGCTATCTATATACATATATTCTGTATACAGATCGCTGCCGGTAGCACCAGCCTTAGCTACCAGATATATAACATTAGTCTTAATATTTTCGGTGGGTAGCTCATCGACCTTCTGTACGCTCAGGGTGGCAATTTGACCAATCATTTGGTCTACGCTGGTCTTATCGTAATAATTGACCAAGTTGCTGACAGTTTTATCAATAAACTCACTGTCATTAACAAATTGCGACAGCTTAGTAGGCTTATCAATGACGTGTTCCCACGCAACAGCATCCGCAGTACCACCACCAGTAGCAGACAGCGTACCTTCTGCGGATATAGTCAGACCAGCACCAACTTTAATACCGCCCAGTTCAGTAGCGCTGGCTTTAGGCAGAGTGTACGCGCCGCCAATAGATTCAAGCTGACGGTCTGCGCCTATCTTATAAACAGTAACAACATCGTTCTCAAAAACAGTAATGACCTGACCAACATAAGATGTACCACACAACGCACGGCTATCGGGGTCAGCAGTATTACCAGCGGCGTACTTTACCGCATCATCATAAGAACTAAAAAGGTCGGTGCGATCGAGGGGGAACTTGCCGGTCCTCTGAAACGGCATCGCCCAGTCAAGTTTAGATGCAAAATTTTCTACATAATTAGCCATTCTTCACACCCTCCCTTAGCCAATCGTTACCTTGTAAGTATTCGCACCAAGCGCAGCATCGGGAGCGTATACATAAACATCATAATTGACACCAGCATAACCATTCGCGCCCTCAACAGACACAACCTGCTTGGTAAAACTGGACACTATATCTGTGCCAAACGCGCCAACATCCAGCACCTTCTTTAGCGTTTTATTGATGCTGGTGGGGAAGGCCACAATAACTTGCACCGCACCCTCAACAACAGGCATCTGGAACTCTTGATTAGCGACAACCGCCTTATTACTATTAGTCAGCGCACGAATATTAGTGCTGTTTAGCTCAATAGCGGTGGCCTTAGAGCCGTAGAAGAAAGACCTATAACCAGTCAAAGCCGCAGAGTTAGCGGTTTTAGAACCAGCGGGGATACGTGCCGCCCCATACTCATTGCCAAGATTGGTCACAGGCATATTACCCTGTTCATAAGTAGCAGTGGCACTAATCTTGTAGTTCGTATTATCGGCAATAGTCAGTTCTGCAAAAGAGCCGGTCGCAGTAGTAGCGGTCTCACCGCCAGTCGCAGATATAGCCCAAGACTTAGCAGTAATGCCGGTAGCAGGACCATAAGTATAAGAACCGGCGTTCAACGTAGCCGTATAAGACGGAGTGACTTTCGTACCGACTTCTTTTGCACCAGAAGGAGTCATCGTTACGCTTGCCGAAGGAGCGGTAGCGGTCGGATTCATCTCCTTGGTAAATATCGCCTGAAAAATATCCTTAACACTCTTACCAGCAGCGGCGATAGAACCAGTAGCAGTAGCGCCCTTCGTGATATTACCCACCTGTGTATAATTACCAGCGGTCACTATATCCGCAGACAGATAAACATTCTCGGCGCTTACATTGCCGTCCATAGCCTTCCATGCGCCAGCGTCATACACAAACGCCATATAAGAATACTTGCCCTCAGCAATAAACGTCTGTATAACAGCGACATCGCCCTCGACAGGGGTGGCTTCACCCACTGCGCGAGTCAGGGCGTCGGTATCGGTCTCGCCCTCATTACGTACTACATTGTAATATGCCACCGTCTTACTCAACGTACCATCAGAGGATACTTCAAGACCGGCTCCCGCCTTAACACCACCGACAGCTTCCGCAGATGCAGCAGGCAGCTCATAAACGGTAACATCCTCGCCACCTATCTTGATGTGACCATTAGTGGCAGACGCCTCTACCTTGACACCAGAAGATGCCCATGCAGTGCCGTTCCATATATACAGAACCTTGTCTGCCGTATTATAGTAATACTGACCCTCACGGGGATTCTCCGGGGCAGTAGCCAGACCTTGCAAAACAGCGTTGAGAATCTGGTTTTTGTTAAGGTCTAAATTCGTCAAAACCTTCATTGCTAACCCTCCATCAATTCAAAAATGCTTTACCAGAAAACGCACCGCTAAAGGTCACGGTCAACGTATTCATGTCTTTGTAATTAACTTCACCCACAACACATGAACCCGCACTATCAACCACCGTGATAGAGGGATACTTATTCAAGTTGTGTGGTATAGTCCAAATATCTGCCGCCACCATCTGCGTATGAATGTATGTCTTATCTACTACATCCTTGTCCACAGACAGAGTGCGACCATCAAGTTTCAACCCCTCGCCGAAATCATAGTTCAAATCATCAACATCTAAAGCGCCAACAATCACGTCACCACTATCGTTGTACGCTTCATAACCCTTCAATATTTCATCCGGCGTTGCGCCATTTTCTAACGGGGATGGAGGAGTATACTGCTTATAAGTCGAGAGATTGACTGTACCGACAAGCTGCCTCGCGCCAGACCCGAAAGAGTGTACACCATGCTTACGGTTGCAACTGACGCTTGTGACAGGTTTACCATCTTCATCCAATACTTCCTGCCCAAAAGTAATCTCGCTGCATATAATAAAAGGAGTGGGAGGGATGATTGTATTGATTGTGCCGTCAGCGAACGTAAGCTGCACATCGTACAAATACCGACCATACGCCAACTTTTGTGTGTCAGCAGGGTCAATTTGGATAGTCTGACCCGTCTTTTGCAACAGATACTCTATCTCTGTATCAGACGCTTTAACAGTAAAGGTCAGCGTGTCACTATCGGATAATTCATACACCGTTCGTTTATCGGGCTGTCGCACTTCAATATCAAACGCCGCACTATCACCACGGGTGATAAAGATTTTTCCATACTCTATTTTGAACAAACAACTACCACCTCCGCAGTAAATTATAGACACGCAAAAAGGCGGCACGTACTGTGCCGCCCTCACTTGCTACGGGACGGAAAGGGACGCCCCGCTAATGGTGGGTGGTTCAGGACACCCAGCCTATATCAATCGAGCATCATTTAACGCTCTCGCGTGTGTCGGGAGCCGATCCCGCCCTCACTGCCTCTGAGCGAAGAAATTTACTCACAAAGAAGATTTGACCTTTGCCGGTTACTTTCGGGGTCCGCACTACACGAATACTGCCATCAGGATTCTCAAGAACACTTTCCTTGACCTCAAACCAGCCAGCTTCCATGCTGCGCTGGGTTGGCATATTGCGATTACTGCCAGCTTTACAAAGATAGCCCTCTTTACGCAAATACTCAAACAATCTATTCGCGCCTATCTCATATCCGTTCTGACGTAGTATCTTTGCCAACTGCCCCACAAGGCAACTGTCAGTGGACGTTTCCACAGCGTCAGCGAACGCTACTTTGGGCGCATCTTCTATGGCTTTCATTTGCAAAGCCAACCGCTGTTCGCGTTCATCCTTAAACGCCTGCAACACCTGAATCATGGTGTCTGGATTAGCCAGCATAGCTTCCACGGTGGCGGGAGTAGCATACATTCCAGTCTTGCGAATAGCAGGCAGCACCTCATGCGTTACCCAACGCTTAAACTCTCGTAACCTTGTGATACGTTCTTGTACTGAGATGGGGTACGCATCTGACACCCCATCGTTATTGGCTTTTTGCGGTTGCATCGCAAATAACAAGGCATACAAACCAGACTCATTGACCGCTGTTGCTTGTTGCATCCGACCTAAAGCATCGACAACGCTCACAGTGCATTTGTCGTCTGCGTCTACTCTACCGACACTGCGATTATGATTAGTGTCGCCAAATACTTGGCAAACATCCTTAGCCACAAACCACGGCTCTCCATCACGCTCTACAACACGAATCTGTCCAAACTGTTCGTTCTTAAAAATCTGTATATCAGTAGTCAAATTTTTCCTCCTTCAAAATAGGAGGGCGCGGCGGGAGTCTGCCCGCCATACATTACGCCCTCGATTTTGTGGCATTTCGCCCTAATAGAAGGGGAGAGTTGAACATACTCAACCCAAAGCCGCAAATCGGTGAACAGACGAAAGCGGCATGAAACTATACCAGTTTAATCGGATACATAACATCAATACCTGTGTCAGAACAAACACATACAGTTTGCGATGGTTTGCCGCCCAGACGGTGTTCTAACGTAAACTGATCGCCGCCACCAGACAGGCAACCATTCTGCACACAAGCAATATTGTTTATCTCCATATACGCAGGAGTGTGCTTATGCGCCGATACAACCGCATTTGGCACAAACCCAAGATACGAAATCAACTTAGCAATACCACTATCGGTAAACTGATCAAAATCTCCATGATTCAGCACATAATGCTTGCCGCAAATCTCAAAAATATCTAAAGTTCCCTGAAATTCGTCCAAAGGCTGACTCACAATCACATTCGGTAGATGCTTACACTCAGACGTAGCGTGCCACGTCACCAATCTATCCAACCGTTCACCAACCAGCGCATCTTTCTTATTAGGAGTTAGGCGGCTGTGATTGCCATTCACAGATGCTACATAAACTTTAGAGAAGGTCGTTGACAACTCGTATATAAATTGAGCCAACATTTCACCGGCAAGTATAACTTGGTCCACCACGTCTTCACGATTTTCCATCGCAACAACTGAATGCGGCGCACCACTTATCATATCGCCCAATATCGCCACATGAGCGCAAGAAGTATTATGTCTCTTTTGAATGTCCCGAATATTACACAATAATTGAGACAAACGCCCAAGAGCGATGTCGGCGTTATATTTGCCGATGTAACTGTCGAAGCACATTCCAATATGCCAGTCACTCAAGCAAACCAACAGGGCGTTAGCACCGTCAGCTTGCGGGACCTCAATGATAGGGAACTTCGCCTCGCCACGTTCTGCTAACTTGCGCTCCCATATTTCATTGTTGACCTCGTACCGCGCTTGATCGCGCAGTTCTTTATTCAAAGCCGTGCGCTCATCACGCAACTTAACACGCTCTTTCGCAAGCTCCTGCCTTCTTGCGCATAAACCTTCAGAATCTTCAGCGTTTTGCTGTTTGGCGAATACGGCTTGCCACTTCTTACCACTGGCGTAATGCTTGCGCCATGTGCAAGGGCCTTTTTCTTCCCCGCACTCTTCATTCAGCACGGGGGTTAATTCCTCCCACGTTTCGACAATCAAGCCATCATCTTTAGCCTTGCCGATGCGGTACAAATATTCTTCGTCCAAAAGCTCATCAGAGCGCCGTTTTAAATCAACCATGTCGTTTTTGCTCCCTATGATACTGGCCAAGCAGCCGCGCCGTCAGACGATCTTCAGGGACCATATATTTCTTCTTACGGGCGGGAGCCTGCTTGTTCAGCACAACAACTTGTGCGCCATGCTGACGCAGATAGAGAGATTCTTCACGGGTGACGTTAATCAAATACAACCATCCTTTAACTCAAAAATTAGATACCGTTTAACCCCGTCGTGACTACTTAATTTGACTATTTTGTTTGACTGAGATTATATTAGTACCCATTAAACCCGTTATGCTAAAAATATTCATTAAATATTCGAACAATGTTATTATCCATCACACGATTATCGCCGGTATTCACCAGCGGCACGTTGAAATGTATGCGCGTGACTTGGTTACGACTGCTCTTAATCCACTTCTTTTTAGTGTCTACACGAGCGATATACCCAAAGTCTATCAATTCCTTAAAACTGCGATTGACAAGATTAGAATAATCAACGTGCAACCAATTAGCCACACCCAGCAACGATACATTACAATCACCATACTTATTGGCACACGCTTTGCCATACGCCAGTAATGCCAACGCCAGCAGTCGCGTATTTTTGCTGTCAAACCGTTTGCGTATTTCTTCAATATCTGTTGTATTGATAAAAACAGGAACATCCCCACGAAGGGGAGTCCTGCTATCCATTACATTGTATATAACCTTATTTACATCAAACTCAAAGCAATAACCATATTTACCTTCCCACTCTTTCAACCTCTCACGAATGGCTTCATGGCCCAACCCATCGTCACGATAATATTTAGCCATGATATAGCAGATATGATATACACACCGTTTGTTTAGATTGTTACCCTCAATGTATTGCCGAGCTTCCAAACGCTCGTTAATCAAATTGCCACTCTCCAATCCAATCATTAAAATCGTCGCACTCACATGGAGGCGTAGTCTGAACTTCTACCATCGAATAATGCCGTCCCAAATAGCAATACTCGCCAAACGGGTCTCTCTGCGGTAGTTTCAAATGTTCGACCTGACAGATATTCTCTAAAATTCCATCCTCAGCCACAACCCACATAAAGCGAGATTCACTTTTGGGATACACTTCGTACTGCAAACGCACCGTTATATTAGCCAACATCTTCGCATCGGGGCAAACCTCCCGACAGAACTGACGATATTTGTCGTAATATACATTCCAGTCTATAACATAGTTTTTAGCATTAAAACGTGATACCTGCGCCTTAATATCTTCGTCCTGATATGCGCGGACCCGCTTCTGCTCAAGCATTAAACTGTTCATCTCAGCGGTATATTGCTTGTAAATATCCCGTATCGCACTAAATATATCGTCCGGCACATCTATGGTATTGTCCAGCATAATTGTATAATCGAATTTCTCACAACGCTGCCAACGTATCTGTTTATGCCAGCGTTCCACCTCACAACAAAGCCGATTCATATTACTATGAGCCTTAGAGAGCTTCTGCTTCGCATAATAAGACTTGCGATACTTCATAAAATAGGGTAGAGGTCGCCCAAATTTTGCAATACGACGCGGCATGGGGAAAATAACGCCCGTTTTGGCTTGGTCGATGGCTTTGCCTGTCAGGACTGAAATTTGGTCGATATACCCTTCATATATTGCACGCTGTTCATCGGTTTTGGGACATTTATTATGATAAGCACTACTATAATTGCTATACTCACCAATCAAAGACTTCATAGTGCGCATAGTTAGCGCTAAACGCCCCTCTGAATTGTCGGGTTCCATCTTTGCCGTAATCTTATCTTCCACATCTATAACAATAGGCGCGTCACGATGCACGCCACGCATCATCGTCTCGTTTTGCAATACAAGCACCAAATCACCATCAAAGTCAGCCCCATTTAGACGCGGTGCTGTCAAACTTCGACAGTTTACCATACAAACATTCGCAAGATGCCCGATATAATAATCAATCGTGTCATTAGTCACAGCACGCAGTACAGTGTGTTCAGACCGGCAAATGTGCGGATTTCTCTCAATGAGATAATCGCCCGTATACACGCCGTCATAATCACGAGAGTAAAACTCGCCCGCCTGCAAAGACCCAACCAACGGCAAACCGCCGATATGCTCCATCAGCAAGATAAGATCAGGCGCTAAAAACTTAAAGCACGATTCCAGCCATAGCTTACCGCACTTCATACCATCTATATACTTCTTAGCGGAGTCACGCAGAAACTTGCGCACAGTCCGCTCTTTCATCATTTCGGGGTTCTTCAGAATGGCCTTAGAGTACGCATTGATAGGTGTACAGCGGTCAGCCATCAGTCCCAAGAAACAATATGTATACAGCATATCACCGTTAATAATCCGCTCAGCCCACTCAATACTGTCATCAGCCAAACTGCGGAAATCATCATACGGCAAGTCCAAATCCTGCAATATCTGGTAATTGGCGCGAGTAAACACAGGTTCTTCGGCGAACGAGAAGTTCCATTTTGCAATGCCGATACAATGGTCATACTTCTCAAATAAGTCCCAATACCTGTCCCAATCGCGCCCATCACCGTATTTCTTGAAATATTTCAGGCCCTTGTACATGCTCTCGGTGAAGATAAGCATTTTATCATGAATGCTATGCCACCGCCCCCAGACGTCTTTGATATACTCTACGCCACATTCCTCGAAAAAGGTTTCATAATCTACCGAATGAGACACACCTTTGATATACGGCGCACGCCAGAGAATAGAGGTGACAGGGAACTTAGCACCCAGCATTTCTGTTACCTCTTTAGTGATGTCAGGGTGATGGATGCCACAGCCATCAAAGGCGTTAATCTCCATATCGCGAGTAGTTTCTGCAATATCTTTCTGTTTCCATGTGCGTTCATTGCCATTCTTATCAACAAACGACACCTCAGAGTCGTATAGATACTTTATGTGTTGGTTCGGAACAGGCAACGTCAAATCCGGCACTATAATAATCTTAGGCCGCCAACCTTCAAGACAATGGCACGAACTGAAGAATAAGCCCCGATAGGCATAATACTTGGACAATACCGTTGTATCAAAGGTAATATCCATAGTAATACGCCTATTTAACTCGTCTGCTATACGAGCATCTACAAAACTAAATATACCAGTGCGAGTCATGGACGCAGAACGCTCACTGAACACGTACCGCTGACCATTGACCGCAATACCTTCATAAACCAAATGTCGAATATTTTCTTCGCTCTTACAAGACCCTTCACTGCTCACAAAAATAACATAAGGATTATAACGTCTTTTATCATGTGTAATAATGCGGATTAAGCGGAACAGAGGGTTGTCTTGTTGTTTAATGAGATGTCTTAAATCATCTTCCGGCTCTGTTATCGAAAAATTATTGTCAACCAACCATTGTAAAGAAAAAGACCTGACTGTATAAAGAGGTGGCGCAAAAATCAGTCCTCACCTCCATCTTCCGTACTTGAACCAACCACAGCAAAGCATTGCGCCACCACGCCGTACTCCCAATAGTCCCATTCTTCCTCCAAATAACGCCACATATCAATTATGTGGTCATAATAATCCTGTTTTATGATGCCTCAAACTCCTTCATAGTTTTGACTACCGTATGCGTGAACCAGCGCTCATACTGTTGCAAGCTCTTGCGACTACTGTACAGTATCAGCCGATACACACACGCCTCCTTTATACACTTGGTTGCCTGCGGATAATTATGTTTGTCCGGCAACACAAACAGTTTGTACTCATCGGCAAAGGTGTGAGCGCGGATCGCTATCTTATATTGCTTAAACTCCAACCCTCGACTAACATCTACACCGCAATACCATACCTTGCCTGCATCTGCCACCGCACGTATCTGACCGAATTTTTCATGCGTGAAAGTATGTACCTCCAACCCATCACCCCCTCACACCACGTAACCGTTCAGCCGCCGCCGCACGTTGCTCATCTGTCATCTGATGCTTGGCCGCATTGGGGTTGCGAATACTAATGGCATTTGCCGGTGCATGATAGTACGCCGCAATCACACGCCCATTTTCCTCAACAGTTTTATCTAATGCCCAGCCCTGCTTGGCGAATTTCGTTAAATGCGTCGGCACATTCGTATATGCACGCCACGACTTCTCAACCTTGTCATAGACCAAAGTGGTCTCCATTTCTTCAGAACAATATCCCATTAGTCGTCTACCCCTCAAAATATGTCTCAATAGGCTTATATTTCCATTGCGGACTACCGCAGTTGTCGCACCAAGGCAATATCCAACCCGTCGATACCCGCCGTGCAGGCGCACCGCATCCAGCGCACGTTTTCCGTGCTATACGCTCATATTTGTCCACAATAGCTTCTATATTATCGTTACTAAGCGATATGTGCGCAGACAAGCTGCCCCATTTTTCTTTAACATACACCTCTTGAGCAACATCGCCCATAACCCCATTGAGGTCCCGCACAAGGTCGTTGCCAAAGGCGGCAATCCAGCCCGCAGGCAGCTCATATAAATCATCTATCGTTACCATCAAATTGCCATCCCATCAAACGGGTCATGTGGTGTAAAATAAGCCGCCACTAACACCAACACAACTACAATTATTACACCTACCATTCTCCACCTCGTATCCACTGATGAATATCCCTCTCAGCTTGGTCTAACACTTCATCAGGGGTCGCGCCCATCCATTCATAGTGGCGGCTTGGCCCCAACACATAACAATGCAATGTGAGCTTATAAAAATCGGGTTGAGCTGTACCAGTCTCATCCGCAAAATAGCAAGGATAACCGGTCAGCCAGTCAAACGCTCCCTCATAGCTTTTACAACCGGCGTCATCTTCTAACTGCCGCCTAATAGCCGCCATAACCTCTTTGCGCAATTTACGAAATCTATCTGCTGCTGTTTTTGTCATAATAACCCTCCCATATCAGCATCAACGTATATCACATACATAAAACCTGTCTCCAGTGTCCACAGTCTCTCATTATCAGCCTCAGCCTCAACCTCAGCCTCGTTGCATCCGCACAGGGCGAGGATCAGCAGGGTTAATATTGTTATTGCTATTGCTCGTTTCATTTTTCTTCCTCCTCTAAATAATGTACTCCCATACAATCCAATGCCTCGCAGTTGTCGTCATATACACCCGCAGAAATAAAAGCGTCCTTCCGCACAAGCCGCGCACGCACATCTATGAAAGCACATTGGCCGTTGTAGGCTCTATAATAATTCGTCGCTTGTCCTGCGGTTTCAGCGGCTATAAATAAACCGGCATCTGCATACGAGTCATCAGTGCAAAAATATAAATTCATGCTCTCTCATCAAACTCTGGCATTTCTGCCCAATGGGTGATTGGACACATCTCCATTAGCGCCGGACAATACCAACCCAAATCACCAACATACCAACACTCTCTGACAGTGGGATAGGGAGTTTGATCGGGCATATAACCTAAAACGCTAACAAACTTATCCGGCATTTTATCTTCTACTCTGTGCCACTGCATTTGTTATTCTTTCTCCTTCGGGGGCATTTTACCAATTTGGATTCCTCCATACTCAATATCATTCAATATATATTTATCCCGCAAATATTCAGACATTTCTTGCAAGCAAGCGGGGCATAAATGTACAGTAAAAAGCCGAGATATTGGTCTACTGCCATCACACGGGACAAACCAGCCGGGTAATATAACCTTCCCCAGTTCTTCTTTTTCACATTGAAGTTGAAATTCTTGATTGCACACATCACATTTTTGAAAATATCTTGTTACTACCTTGCTCATAAACTATCCCTCCTTTGATAGTTCATTTATGATTTCCGCAATCTGGTCTATTACTTTTTTGCACTCATATACCATTTCAGGGGTCGTCCATTTCTTTGGTGCGAGTTCATCTATGTATGACATAAACCCAGCGTAATCCATGTAGTGCGCATAATCCCATCCGATATACCATCCCTTTGTATTTGATACCACAAGTTCCGCGCTTGAGTATGTTACCCCGCCGTGACATTCGATTGTATTTTCTATATACTCTCGTTCTTTCCACGTCACAGTCAACAGATCAGACAGATCAATATACGCACATGGATGCGTGCCAAAACTGACAACATAATAATTTCGTCCGTGGTAAATGTCGTGAGCTAAAACCTGCGGCTCACACCAGCCTTGCTTGTATACCATTTCATATACATTTTCCATTATTCTTCCTCCTTCGGTGGTTCTGGCAATGGCATCCAGTGAGTAACCTCGCAATCTACCGGATTGTTGTATTCGTCATCAGGTGTAAACTGTCGATTCTCCCACCAACCTTGCGGGACGAAATAATCATCATTGTCTTCGCTATAAGCGCCGTAACAGTCTATGTCATACCAAAACCACGTACTATCTTGCGTCAGCACCATCCCATTTTCATAAATCGCGGGACAAACAAAACGATAGCCATTGCGGTTACAACAGATCAGCACTTCTTTTTCACACCTTGGCAATCTCTCTTTAACGCTTATCCAATCCATTAGTTTCCTCCTTTATTGTCGTCTTTTAGCCTGCACAAAGAACCAAAATATGTGCCGCCATCGGAAAGACAACTGTAAACACATTCGGCACAATTATGGTTGAATATTTTACATATCCGCGCGATACTGCGCCTCCTACGCCACTTTGCTAACCATGTATTTTTGGCTCTTTTTACTTTAAAATATGGCTTATTGACGGTGCTTAAACATTCCGCATTGGACGGACATTCGGGTGTACCATACTTAGCGCACCACATTTGACAAATTATAATCCTATCTATCGTCTCAATAGCGCACTTGGTATCAGTCATACTGGTCCTCCTTGAAGTCCTTTAGCTCTCTCAATGCTGCTAAAAAACTATGAAACTCCGGCAGATGCCCCACCAAATACAAAGGATCATCTTCTCTAAACAGTTGAATTTTGCGTCCATCGTATGTCAAACAGTCATAACCCTTGTGGCGATACCGCCCCTGCGTGATTGTACTTTTGCCTAAATACATCAAATACCGGCATGGATTATTTGCCCCAGCGTATTTGTTGCAAACAATATCGCCTTTACTAAATTCGCTCATCAGTTTCCTCCAAATCCATTACAGCATGGCAATGAGGACAACAAGTATAACTCCGTTTGCCGTTTAGTAAAGCTGCTTTTTGATACGGAACCGTGTACTTGCAGTTGCTACACTTAAAATAATGAGCTACGGGGTATTCAATCCACCGCCCATGCACTACTTCGGCAAAATCTCTCATGTCTTCATACGGACAAGACCCTTCATTGCAATAACTGCCGGTCTTTTCGCATATCCCGGCGTGTTGTTCGTGTATGCAAAACTTAGGCATTAGTTACCTCCTTATCCATTTCGGCCAAACACATAGGACAATATTTCAACGGCTCATGCCAGCAGCCTTCGCATCTTGAACAAATATAATTCACATTTCGTATTGGATAATCCTCTTCTTCATTTTCTATTATCCTTTTTATCCAATATCCATGCTTCTTCTCTATAACATCGGCGGCAGGCAACAGCTCTATCTCGTATATTGCACACTCTATTGCACCACTATGATAACCGTGATTCGAACCATCAGACAGATCATACTTTTCGAGAATTTTTATCACTTCTTCACGTGGTATATATTCTTTACTCATTGTTAGCCTCCTCATTACCACCTTTCAACATCAGTTCTGCCAGTTCGCAAGCCGCCAGATAGGTCTTCTCGTGGATTGTTCCGGCGTGTACTTTTTTAACCCGCTCCTTAAATGCCGCCATATCCGAAAACCAACACCCGGCGCGGACAAACATATTGCCGTTATCGTCTATGTAAAAATAGGTTTTTCGGTTTTCGCTGCCTATCCTATCCACAGCGACATAGCGGCCATTTTTCACTGCGCCGTTTTCGTAACTGCACACCTCGCTAAAGTTGCACCCTTCGCCAAAGCTGCACTGCTCACCAAAGCTGCACTGCTCACCAAAGCTGCACTGCTCACCAAAACGGCACCCCTTGCCAAAGATGCACCACTCACCAAAGCTGCACTGCTCACCAAAGACTTTTATTGCGGTATAATCCCCAGCAGGGCATATCTTGTGACCAAACTTATCTACTTCAAAGGTGTCAAAATCCGCTTGCGTGTACTTTTTCATTGTTCTACCTCTCTCTTTCTTTCGGCGGTTCCGGTGTTCTCCTTCGGTGGTTCTGGCAGCGAACTGGCCGGACACATGCTACATGGTTTCCCGTCCCCGCTCGATGGTGGATTGTATAAGCATAAATCGCATGGTGTTTTCGGCCCGTTATGTCTCATTTTGTCCGAATAGCACAGCGGGCAAGCCTTGCAACGCTCAATCGGTTCATCATCGTCTGGACCATAAATTTGATAAGCACATTCCTCGCCATCCGGTTTATAGCATGGTGGCGTAAATTCTTCCTCTTGCTTGCGGAGAGCGGCGATTGTAAATTCAGCGGCTTCTCGTTGTTCTTCTAAGACTTCTGTATAAGCTACGTCGCTGCGATACAAAAGCAAAAGATCGTCAATCTCCGAATTGAACAGTTCCCAATATTCAATAGCTTCTTTACATGTCATTCCTCATTACCCCTTGCATAAATACTCATAAATACCGCTCTTCTATCCAAATATTTCATAAGCCCAGCAAATGTAGGCCGCTTTCCTCGTTCTTCGCACTTCATGGCGTAAAATTTCAAGAAGCAACCTGTTCATATCGTTCAAGCTGTTCTGAGTATTCATTGTATTTATTCACAACTCATTCTCAGGCTCGCTTACACCATCGCAAATGTTCAAAATCTGTTGGAGCAATTCAATTTGCCCGTTTCTATGACCATTCCGATACCCGGTTGTATAAGTTTCAGTCGTGTCCCCACTATTTTTGGCTTTTTCATCAATTAGTGCTTTATACTTGGCTCTCAAATCTACAATTTCCGTTGTATCCACAACCTCAGCGATATCGTCTACAACCCTGTTAATGGCATTTTCTATCTCTTGATATTCCGAGGGAAACAGCTCCACTGCATCGCAAGCAGCCTCTATCGCTGCACTTTTGGTTATATACTCTTGGCTCATTTGCCGCTCCTTTCCTCTGTATGGTTTTTTTCTAAACGCCCTATTCTTGACACTCCCCACGGCTAAAGCCGGGGGATTCTCGGTTCAACCACCACCGCCCGCATTTGCAAGGTCTTACACGGTGTCCCCAAGCGTATAGGTTCGGGCATGTCCCGCCCTACCGTATGTATTGGCTACGCCAGCAGGCGCAGTCCTTCATTCAAAATGTTCTTCGCAGCGTTTATATCCCTATCATGCTGTGCGCCGCACTCTGGGCAAGTCCACTCTCGCACGGATAGGTCTTTCGTGCCTGCCCACTGTGCGCCGCAGCAGGAGCAAATTTGGCTGGATGGAAAGAACCGGTCTACTGTGACAACCTCTTTCCCATACCACACCCCCTTGTACTGCAACTGTCTGCGGAACTCGCCCCACCCTGCATCAGAGATTGCTTTCGCAAGTTTGTGGTTTTTCACCATGTTAGACGAAGCCAAATCTTCAATCGCAATCAGGTCGTAGTCCCGTACAAGATTGGTCGATAGTTTATGGAGCATATCATTCCTCTGATTGACGATGTGTTCATGGAGACGGGCCACTTGGATTCTCGCTCTTTCCCAACGGTTACTGCCCTTTGATTTTCGGGACAGACGCCGTTGGAGTCTGGCAAGTTTCTTCTGACTTTTAACAAGGTATTTATGGTTCGGATACTCTACACCATCGGAGGTAATTGCAAATGCTTTCAAGCCCATGTCGATACCGGCCACCGCACCAGTGGAGGGCATAGGGGTAATCTCCACATCGGTACAGCAGATAGACACGAAATACTTACCGCTGGGGTTTTGACTGATGGTAGCAGAGAGAATACGTCCCTTGACCGCTTTGCTGATGCGACATTTTACAAGGCCGAGCTTGGGAAGCTGCACCGCCTTGTCCAGCACCTTGATATTTGTCCTTCCGCACTTGCTCTTGTAGCTCTGCCGGTGGTCATGTTTGCTCTTGAATCGGGGATAGCCGGGTTTCTGACCCTGCTTTACACGACGGAAGAAGTTCTGATATGCCATGTCCAAGTCTCTTAAAGAAGATTGCAGAGCGGTTGCATCTACCTCTTTCAGCCACGACAGGGCTTTCTTGAGTTGTGTCATATCCCCGGAACAAGCATTATAGTTCATTGTCTTTCCATATTGCTCATAGAGTTTTTTGCGCAAAGCAAGATAGTGATTCCAGACGAATCGGCAGCAACCAAATGTTCTCTGTATCTGTTGTATTTGCGCTGAGGTAGGATAGATGCGAAATTTATAACCGTATTCCATTGTGGCTCCATGCAGTATTTTTATGAAGGGACAAAATGTGCCTTATATCCCTGTGCCTAAAGGCAGAGGTTTTATGGCACATTTTGATAGTCGTGACTGGACCTCGTGAGGCTTACCAGATATACGCTTATATGAGGATTTGCTCATTTTTTCCTTTTTATCTTCTTCCCACAGTTAGGGCAACATTCTGGCAACTCAGATCGGTCATCAACCCATGCGCCGCAATAAGAGCAAAAATATTCAGTATAGGGACAATAGGCATTGGGATCGTTTTCTTTAATCCAATGGGCGCGATGTGCATCAAAACATTTATCGGTTTTATCCCCCTTCCGTTCACCCTGAGCACAGTAAAACATTTCATCAACGTCGTTTTCATCGTCATTAAACCACGGCTGATCACAATAGCCCCACTCCGGCGCACTGCCGTCAATCAGCTCTGCCGTACAGGGATGATAGTGTACGCAGTCTATGCAACGCACAATGTCCGGCAATGCCGTACCCCGGTAAGTACGCAAAAGTGTAATCATATTCTCAATAGGAACAGGGTGCAGGCCGCACTCATCAACCTCTACTACCGTGTCTCGCAGTTCTTTATAATGTTGTATCAGGCCATCAAGCTCAATCCAGTTACTCATTAAAATTCCTCCCGTTACGCAACATTTTGAATGATGTCGTCTATATTCACATCTTGCTCATGGCACATTGCCACAGCGGTACTAATTGCGGCTGGCAGCTCGGCGTCCGCAAGCGTATCCAGATAGCTCAGTTTCTTGCCCGTGCGATTGACGCGCTGCGTGGCGCGAGACTTGAGGTTTATTTCGTGTTTATATAGCAACTCTTTGTAAAAGGCGTTCCAACCCTTAGCAAAGTCCGCGTTATACACCTGAGAACTGTACTTACGCATGATAGCGTTCAGTACCTTCCGGTCTGCCCAAGTCAGGACCTCAGCGGACAGCATAGAGACCTTGGTTTCAGCTATTTTACGGCCTTCGCGCTCGTCCTTCAGTGCAGTCAGCAACCCAATGGTAAAGTCAGGGTCGTTCATAGCCCTCTCCAATGCTTCCGGCGTGAGATACGCGCCATGTTTGCGGATGGTAGGCAACACTTCGTCAAACACCCATCTCTCAAACTTTTCCGCTGTGGGAAGTTTGCTGTGCGTGATCAGACGGTAAACGTCACCTTCGGGGATAAAGGACATCTCAATTTCCTTGTCAGGAGCCTGCGGGTGAGGTATATAACGTTTCGTTACACACCTACAATGGTCTGTGAGCGCTTTACTGGGATTTGTATAACCCAACGCCTTCGCCACGTCTGCCCCGCAGAAAAATATCTTATCACCTTCCTCAATAGTCCTGATCTCTCCAAACTGGTTGTTATTAAATATCTGTAATTCGTTCATTGTAACTCCTTTCGTCATCTGCAATTTATTGTCCATCATTTCCTCCTCGTAATAATACTAATAAATTACCCGCTCATTTTTGAGCGGGCGCATACACACTATTCACTTGTTACTGCTACGAATAACAACGTTGACCTGAGAATTGTTTACAACTATACGATACTACGGGCGCACGTATTTGTCAATGGGTTGCCACGCCAGCACAGCATCGGTCAAATCCACATCGCCCATGCTGTCATAAATGTACCACACATTACAATGGTGCTCTGTGTTTAACATCTCTGGGGGCCGCGCTGCGAACCACAAAACGTCATAGGCCACATCGCCCCATCCTTGCCACGCCGCCAAATATGCACCGTCGTGTGGCGGCAATGTTGAAGCATCTATCCAAGCCATTGTCCAATCTCCTCTCTAAGTTGTTACAATGTCACAACTTCGCAAGCGCCGGTAGCTGACCACTCGGCACAGGTGTCGTCAAAGGTGTTTAAATTAGCGCAATCGTCGCACTCTATGGTATCAACGCCAAGTAGTTCGCACGCGCTGCGGTCGCAATCCCATCGGTCGGGGCAATCCATACAATATGGCAACAGAGAACATCACCCCCTTTCATTCGCTGATTGTCTTAAACGCAGGCACATAGCACTTTTCGTCTTCATTAAAGGCCACGATCAGGCGGTAAGTATGCTGACGCCCTTCAATCATACTGCGCCCCTGTTCTATTTCGTATCCGAACACAGCATTTAACATAGTAATCACCTTAATAAAAGTTACCTTACTTTTTACTAAGGGCAATAACCGGCATTGTACTGCCATATCAACAATCGCTTGTTTATCATTATCTCGCCAAATACGGTATTGCTTAATTGCTTCCGTAGAAACCCCCTTCGGCACTAACCAATGCGAGTTGATATAATTAACAAAACGCACGTCATCAGACCCCAAGACAAACTTCTTTGTGCCATACGCATCATGCTCAACCAAATGCGCCAGCGTATTGAACCAAGTTGCACATTCTTTGTTTGCCATGTATTCCTTAAACAACTGTTGACTGCGCCAAATATAAGGATCGCGCTTCAAATTATTACTATTCACAAACGTGTCAGCGATAACCAAATTATCAATATTATACCGACAACGGCCCACAAACTGTGTAACGTGCAACTCGTCCGTCATACAACAGATAACATTACACACCCCACTACTTTGACGCAGATTAAAACCTTCACGGAAGGTACTGGTGGACACCAACACGTCTAATTCGTGCTCCACACCGTCGTCAGTAAAATACGTAGGTGGTAGCTCCTCATGGCGCACTATATAATCCCGTATCCGGCTCATTTCTGGCGTAAATTTGTTCGAGTGCGGACTAACTACCATCACCGCATTTGGAATATACTGTACCAGTGATTCGCAACGTGTGATGGACGGACACATAACAATTGTTTTACCGGGCAGTTTATTGGCGGCAATTAAATAAGGAATGGTGCGGAAGTCGGTGCAAATCATTTGCTTCGCCCGATAGCCTGCAACGACCTCTTTATTGAGCCGGTTAATCGGCACGCTCCACGCTTTTTCATAATAGTCGATAATGCCCGTCGTTGCACTTAACCCAATTACCGTTTTATGACCTCCATATATTACCTCCCGCAACCAAAAACGCAACAGTTTAATGTCCGATATAAACGTGTCGCTGAACAAAGTGTGGCACTCATCTAAAATAAGAATCTTGACCCTGCCCAGCACTTCAACACCAGTGGTTTGCACGGCATCAATAAGCTGATCGTATGTTGCCAACGCAATCCCATATTCAAGCAACACGTCCTCATCGTCTTCCAGCCCGTTCCAATATTGCAGAATATGGTCTCCGCGCCGATATTTGGTTGTATTAGCATTACAAGCCTGTTGTTCCTTAATAATAGAGCGAGAAGTGACAAACAAAACCTCATAAGGTTGCACGTCAGGATATGAGGTCAGCAAATGATTGATGACCCAATAGGTTTTGCCGGAACCGCAACCGGCAGAGATAAGGTTGAACTGGTCGGTCCGCAAGTCTTCAACCCTAATGACATCAGATATAAAAGCTATAATTATCCCTCCTTTTATAGCGCAAAAAATCGCCGCAACCAGTGCGAGGTGGCGGCAGCCGTATTTGCAAAAACCGACTTCCAGTTATCACTGGCATCCCAGAAATTGCAAGGCTGGTATTCAGTTGTCAGCATACGATTTATCTCATCAGACGTGCTTATCAACTTGCCCCTTTATCATATAAACCCAGCTAATGGTTGTCAAGGAGTTGTCCTTACCCTTATATAAGCCTCGCGGCGTTTGAGCGCGGTTCGGTTGGGTAGCGGCAGCTAAGGGGTTTGGTTTAGATAAAGGCAAAGGATTGGTTTATACATTGGCGTAGAAGGGACTTGTCTGTTGGTCAACCCGTGTTTGGCTTGGTTTGTTTTTTCTGGTTTGGCAGGCGCAGCTTCGCTGCGTAGGCGCTCGGGGTTTATTCGCTTCATTATATTCCGCTCATAAACCCCTCGCTTTACGAGATGGGGCTATACTCGCTGGCGCTCGTTTATGCCCATCTCGTGAGATAGAGGAAACGGATTGGGTGGCTTTTCCTTCTTTTTCTTCGCGCATGAGAAAAACTCAGGCATTTAGGCACTTTTTGCGCTTTTTGGCGGCAAATTGCACCAAAAACAAAGCAAAAACACGCATTTTTTGCTTATTTTGCTGGATTTTTTTCATGTAAAAAAGGGCATTTTTGACGGGGGGTGCGCCATTAAAGGGGTATTAGTGGGGGTTATAGATAGGGCATAGGTGCGGGAGGTGGGGTATGGTAGGGAGCAACGCAGGGGATGGTGGATTATACCCCCGGAGGGAGTGGGGCTGGTAGGAGGAGGATGGGGGAGGGGGAAGGAAGGGAGCAGTGCAAAAAGCAAGGCAGGCAGGGGGTTTTGGTGGGTCTGGTGAGGGGATGTACTACGGGGTCTTCGGGCTGGCTGCCTGGTGTAAACGGTCAAAACCAGCCCCCGGCACGGTAAACCCCGCCTATACCGCATAAAGGCGGGCTTTTGGGGCGATACACGGGGGGAGCGGGAGCGGCAACGCCGCGACACGGACAATATAAT